TGCGGATCCAGGACTCCTCCAGGACCCGGAACCGGAAGCTGGCGCCGTAGAGCTTGGCTCGTAGGCCGGGGATCAGCTCGGCGTTGTAGCCGGTGTCCAGCAGCGGGACCTCATACCAGGCGCCCTTGGCTTGGGCGTCGAGGACCTCGATCGGCCCGAGCGGCTTGTCGCCGATGAGCGGGTCGCGCCCGTGCTGGAACAGCACGCGCATCCGGTCGCGGTCCTCGGCGAAGGTGTGGTCCATCGCGTGCGGGTCCAGGCGCTCCATGAACCGGCCCTCGAAGAAGCTGTCGATCTCGGTCCACTCGTTGAAGACGGCGAAGAAGCCTTCGAGGACCGGGGCGACGGGGCCACCGGTGGTCGGGTCGGCGCTGTCGGCCCGCTCGCCGCGCTGGGCGCCTGGCCTGCCCGAGCGCAAGGAGATGAGCTGGCTGAGGCTGCCGGGGGCCATGGCCCGGTAGAGGTTGTCCAGTGGCGCGCTGGCCGGGCCGTGGCCGTTGGCGCCGTTGTCGGCTGAGTCGCCCATGCCGGGGCCTCCTAGGGTTCGCATGCGGGCTCGCATCGGGGCGGGTAGCGGCGAGGAGTGGGAGTGCAGGGCAAAACAGCCCGTGTCGACGCGCTGGGGGCGATCTGCGGGCCGCAGGGCGTCCGGCGGGTAGACGGATGCCTCGACGGGTGCGGCGCGTACGTGCCGGCGACCTGCGAGGGCGCGTGAGGGCGCGTGAGGGCGTCGTTAGGTGGCGAGGGCCTCGGCGAGGGAGGCCAGCTCGCGGCGGCGGGCGGCGGCGCGGCGGGCGTGGTGGGCGGCGACGACCTCGGCGGGCGTGAGCCGGCGCAAGGTGGCGCGTGGCGCGTCGCTGGCGCTGCCAGCGGCCGGGGGCGGCTGGCCGCCGAATGGCGCGGGCGGCTTCGGGGGCGCCGGGCCGGCTGCTGGCGTGAGGCTGGCCCCGGCGAGGTTGAGGATCGTGCGGGCCTCGGCCTGGGTGATGACGGTGCCGACCCCGAGATAGATCTTCTGGATCAGTTCGGCCAGGGACCGGGCTTGCTTGGACTCCTCCGGCTGGTCGGCCGGGCCACCGGGCGGCTGGAGCTGCACGCTGACGAGCCCCAGGTGCTCCAGCAGGTTCATGTCTCCGCCGACGACGGCGGCCTTGGCCGTCTCCGGGGTAAAGCCTTCCTTGACCAGGCCGGTGATCGTGCGGGCCTGGATCTCGGTGATCTCGGCGGCATCCTTGGCGTCCTCGCGCAGCAGGGGGACGTCGGTGACGTCGAACCACAGCTCGGAGTCGGACGGGATGCTGATGAGCGGCGCCAGCGAGCCGGCCATCGACCGCAGCGTCGGGTACACCCAGGAGTCGGCGAAGATCCTGCGCGCCATCCCGAGGTTGCCGGCGTTGAGGGAGGAGCCGGCGAGGCCTTCGGCGATGCCCAGGATCGCGGCCGGGACGCGGGACAGGAAGCTGATCCGGGTTTCGCCGGCACCCTGGGTGTTCTTGAAGTCCAGTTGCTTGAGGTCGCTGCCGACCACCGTGGCGTCGGCCCCGGCGCTCAGGTAGATCGTCTTGTAGGCGTTGGCGAGGCCGGTGTGCTGGGCCTCCAGCAGCTCGACGGCTTCCTCGAACTTCTCCGGGGAGTCGGGCGGCAGGCCGGTGACGACCATGTTGGGGGTCGCGCCTTGGGAGAAGAACTTGAGTTTGTGCTCGGTGGCGGCCCGGTCGCCTTGCATGTCGCGGACGGCCGGGGTGATCCAGCTCATCCCGATGTGGGCCGACTCGGGGTCGGGCAGGGGCGCCCAGTGGATGAAGTCGCCGGGCAGGAAGACGTCGTATTCGTCGCTGGCGGGGCTGGCGAAGCCGCCGTTGGCGTAGACCAGGCCGAGCAGCTCGGAGTCGGTGGCGTAGGCGGCGGCGTCCGGCTGGCGCTTGGAGCGGTGGACGAGGGCGCACCAGTCGGGCCGTAGGACCTGGAGGGCGCCGTCGCCGCGGCGGGCGACGTAGGCGTTGCCGGCCAGCCCGGCGTGCCACTCCATCCGCAGGATGAGGTCGGCGGTGGTCGCGTCCTGCCAGGGCTCCTCGAGCAGGGCGAGGTTGGAGTTGGACCAGCGCCGGCGCGGGGTGCGCGGGTGGCCGGGCAGGTTACGGAAGACGAACCGGGTCTGACTGATGACCAGGGCGCGGACCAGCTCGGCGGCGAAGGCGGGCGGGCAGCCGCGGAGGGCGCCGGAGTAGCCGGGCAGGGTGTGGGCGACCTCGACGATCTTGACGCCGTCGAAGGTCTGGGTGAGGCCGCTCAGGTTGAGCGGGACCGTGCCGCCGCCGCCATAGGGGTAGGTGTTGCCCTGGTAGCCGAAGGTGGACAGGGTGTCGGCCAGCCAGGCGTCGAGGGAGTAGCGCTCGGCGAGGCTGCCGGCCCTGGGCGGGAGGTGACCGGACGGCCCGCCGCGCGAGCTGCGGGCGCGGCGGGCCGGGCCGGTGAAGTCGGCGCCGACGCGCTCGAGCATGCCCACCGGCTAGGCTCCGGGCGTCCTGGCGCTGGCGGCGTCGCTTGCGCCGGCTGCGCCTCGGAGGGCGTCGCGGTAGCCGCGCCTGACCGCGACGGCCGCCCAGGCGAGGCCGAGGATGAGGATGCCGGCCAGCCAGCCGAGCGCCCAGAAGGCGGCCGTGAATGCGGTGGCGACGGTGCGGGCCGGGCGGACCTGGCGGGCCTCGGCCTCGATGACGTCGAGGTCGGGCAGGGTCCGCAGCCTGGCCGTGCCGGTGATCGGGTCGTGATCGGTGAACGCCTGGGTCATGTCGTCTCCTGGTCAGCGGCGGCGGACGGCGGCATAGAAGCCGGTGACCGGCTCCGGGGTGAGCTGGCCGGCGGCGAGGGCGTCCCGGTAGGCGGCGTCGGCGAGGCAGCCGGCGACGGCGGCGTCGATCTTGCGGGCGGAGTCCGGGCTCTCCTTGCGGATCGTGAACGGCTGGCGCTGGCCGGGGTCCAGGCTGCGGCTGGCACTGCCGTAGTGGCGGTGGGCGTTGCCGACATGGCGCCGCAGACGCGCGTCGCCGTCCTGGGTGAGGAGCTCGCCGCCGATGATGGCGTCGGTCGCGGCGCCGATGATCGGGTGCATGCGGGTGAAGGACTGCCCGACGCTCAGGACGACCTTGTCGCCGAACTCCTGCGCCCAGGCGGCGATCCAGCCCTGGTACAGGCTCGGGTCGTTGTAGTGGCGCACGATGCGCCAGCGGCCGTGGGCACCACGGACGGCGGCGTCGACGGCCTCCTGGTCGACGGCCCAGCCGAGCCCGCGTGGGCCGGGCGGTCGCTCCCAGATGTTGATGACGAACCAGTGTCGGCGGCCGGTCGGGTTGGCCGGGTCGGCGGGCGTGCATCCCAGGAGGGCGGCGCAGTCGCGGGTGAGCGCGCCGTCGAAGCCGAGGGTGGCGACCTGGCCGTCGGGGACGGTGGAGCTGGGCGCGGCGAGGGCGTCCCAGGCGAGCACGTCCAGCCAGGCGGCCGTGCCGGGCCGGCGCTGGTTGAGCCAGTAGCGGCGCTGGGTGTTCTCATCCAGCCGTTTGTCGCGCAGGTTGCGTTTGATCCGGTCGCGGTCCATGGCCAGCGCAAAGGGCCCGTAGACGTGGTCGAGGGCGGCGTCCAGGGCTTCGTCGTCGTCGAGGTCGGGCACGGCCTCGTCGGCGGCGCCCTTGTGGTCGAAGAGGACCTCGTCGCCCAGCTCGCCACGTTCGGCGGCGGTGTGGGTGCGCTCGGCGATGGAATCCTCGCCGGGGGCGAACATCGTGGAGGTCTGGAGCATCCACCCTTGGGCACCGGCCCGCTTGACGGTGTTGCGCTGGACGACCTCGAACATGTCGCGCAGCTCGTTGTAGACGTACAGGTGGGTTTCGTCGGCGACGCTAAACGTCTCCTTGCCGCCATCCTTGGCGGCGGAGCTGGCCGTGCTCGGGCGGATCTCGCCGCCACCGGCGATGAGGGTGCGGGTGCTGGACTGCCAGTCGCGGCCGATGTCGGCTCCGGCGAAGACCTCGGGGTGCTCGGCGCGGCCGGTGTCGAGCATGTAGGCAACGTTGCCGTAGGTGTGCCCGGTCTGGCCTTCCTCGGTGGCTAGGCAGCGCACGAACGGGTAGCGCACGATGCGGCCGACGGGGTCGCCGGGGGTGAAGCGGTAGCCCCAGTCGGTGTCCGGCTCGTCGTGGGCGGCCCAGTGGTCGAAGCGGACGGCGCCGAATGTCTCGGCGACGGCGAGCATCCCGGCCAGCTCGCTCTTGGCGCGGCCTTTGGGCCGGAACAGGGCGGCCTCGTCGTAGATGCGGGCGCCGGTGCGCTCGTCGAGGGCGTAGCAGCCGACGACGAAGCGGAACAGCTCGGCGTCCAGGCGGATGCGTTCGCCTTGGACGTCGCCGGGCCCGTGGCGCAGGTGGGCCTCGATCCACTTGACGACGAGCCAGCCCAGGCTGGGGCGCCCGGCCGGGTCGATGTCGCGCATCGCGTTGACTCCCGGGTCGGGGGTTCGGAGGTGCGAGGAGGCGGGGGGGCCGGGACTGCTCGGCGACCGGTGCCCGCACCTACGTCTCGCCTGTCCCTGTCGCGGGGCCCGGCGCGTCGGCCCGTTGACGGCGAACCCCGAGGTCGGTCGCCTCCCGGCCCCCCGATGGGGAGCCCATTGGGGAGTCTCGCTAGATTCTAGGATGTAGCGGGCGGCTGCGGCTCGGCTGGCTCGGGCTCGGGCGGGAGGTTGGCGGCCGGGATGTAGACGGGGTCCTCGTCGTGCCAGGCGACCTCGCAGGCCTGGCAGGCGTAGGTGAAGGCGTGCGTTGCTGCGCGTGGGGGCGGGGTTTCGGCGTACCGGTTGGCTCGCGCCATTGCCCCGCATGCCCAGCACCAGGAGATCCAGGCGCCGTCCAGCGGCGCGGCCTTGGCCTGGGCCTCGCGGATGGCCTCGGCGGCGGGCGTGGTGACCGGCCAGCCGGTCCGGGTCACGCCCGGCCAGTAGAGCAGCATCGTTTGTCCATTACGTGCCCATCATGGCGCGGCTCGGCCGGGTTGGCTGGCCGGGGTGATGGTGCCTAGGACGGCCGCGCGGCGGGTGTCGTCGTCGGCGCCAGCTGCGGCTGCGGCGTCGGCGCGTTGGGCCTCGCGGGCGCGTTGGGCGGCGACCTGGCCGGCGGCGGCCGTGATCCCCAGCCGCAGCCTGGACATGGGGGTCATGCCGAAGTGGTCCTCGGCCTTGGCGATCTGGCGCTCCAGCTCGGCTAGGTAGGGGATGAGCGGATTGAGGACCGGTTGGCGCTGGCTGCCTTCAACCAGGCGGGTGCCGCGGGGCCCGGCCGTGATGACGCGCCGGACGCGCTCGTACTCGTCAACCTGCTGGATCCAGCGGATCAGGCGGCCGGCGTCGGAGTCGGGGTCGACGGCGCGGGCGCTGGCCGAGGACCAGAAGGCGTCCCAGCGGCGGCGGCTGGAGGCCAACAGCCCGCCGGGCGGCCGGGGCGCGGCCGGCTGGACTGGCGC